CTAATGTTTGTAACTTTTTCTCTAGAGGTCAACCTATCTGATGTTCTAATTTGTATGACCTGTTCATTAGAATACTTATTCCCAAAAACTTGTTTGTCTCCAGATCTGGATGTGCTAGAGTTTGATATTATTCCTTTAGCATGACACTGAAGAGTTTTATAGTAATGCCACTCTTTTTTAATAGCACCAGTATCTGGATCCTGCGTATCAAATTGTCTGTAGACATCTAGCTTCATTAAAAGAACTGAGTCTATAATGCCCTGCATTTATATTACCACCACTTGGCTAAGAACATAGTCTGCCAAAAGCTTGTCGGCGTATGCACATCCAGTTCCAGTATGTACATCAGAAGAATAATCAAATTTCCAGTCAAATGTTTGAACTGATTTTAAGTACTGATCTTTCCAGTGTCTGTCTTTGTCAAAGAAATGTCCCATTAATTGAATGCATGCTTGCTCCACTTCGTCTGGAACGCTAGACCAACCAAACTTACCAGTTACTCTATATCTTGCATTGTTTCTAAATGAGCCACCGTAAGCAATATCATTTACTGTTGGAGGCACCATACCATTTGCTGTATAGACTGTATTATCTGTCATAAGAGATGTGTCTACTCTTATTCCAAATCCGCTTTCTGATACTAATGCTGTAACGCCCCAATTATTTACCTGACTTATATTATCTACAAGTAAGTAGTCTTCTACATAAAGTTTTTGCAAACTATTAAGCTTTGCGGGAAGAGGAAGTGAGTCTGACCCAGATCCGTAAACAACCTCTGTTGAATCGTAGAGATAAAACTTTTGTCCGCAGTAATTTTCAATTATTTTTCTAGCATATTTTTCTGCCATTTGAAGCTGGTGATATGTTTTATATTCAGGATCAGATGGGTCTGTGCCAAAGTTTAGGTCATCGATTGCCTCTGAAATATTAGCATACGGCGTGACAACATCAACATATGTAATGTGATAAGAAGCAGATCCTGAAACAGTATATCTCCATACCGTTTTTAATTTTCTATTTCTTGAAGAATACTGTGTTGGCAAAACAATCTGATATGTTCCCATATCTGTTTCTAGTTTTGTCGCAGATAAAGTTAAAAGCAATGATGTTGGGCTAATGGCAGGATATACGGTTGGGTCTTCTGTAATATCATACACCTCTACTGAAACAGCTCCGTCTGGATCTACTATTTCTCCAGCCCAAAATATTTTAGCCTTTATTGGTGCATTACTATTTACGTAAATCTCTGCCATTTTTAAATGGTTTTAGTTGTAGTACTCCTGTACTTCCTTAGGCGTAGCTAATCTAAAACCTTCCTCCTTATCAAAAATTTCTTGTGCTGTCTTTGGATCCATTGCCACAAACGGGTGTTCCTTTGTAAATGTGTGACCTTGAATATCATATCTGAAGTTAGCTCTTGTCATTCTAACAAGTACATCGTCTTCATCTAATTTTTTCTTTGAATCAAATCTAGGCAAGACTTCGATCTCTTCTGAATCCTCTTCAATATCTTTAATTGTCTTTTGGTACACAGACCATGTTACGCCTTCTTCTGTGAAAGCTGCAATTATATCGTTCTTATTCTTTAAACCTTCTGTATCAACGCCGAAATCTTCTGCGATTTTTTTTAACTCAGATACCTTTAATGTATCAAATGACATAAAATCTCCTTAGTCTAAGTTATTTAATTATAGCATTAGTCGATTATAATGAAAAGCCCCTAAAATTAATTAGGGGCCTTTCTTATAAGTCTTCTTAATAAATTAAATTATGAAGCGACTTTAACGTTCTTGACTACAACCCAAGCATCTGCCTGCTCGATTTGGACGCCAACACGAGTATACATTGTGTACTCGATTGAGTCCTTGCGTGGCCAGAAGAATCGGTATACAGTTACGTCACGCTTAACACCAATAACAACGTTATTTGGGAATGTTAAGTGGATATCACCGTGTGAACCTGATGCTGCTGAATAGTCACCAGTCTGTGTTTCTGGTAGCAATGGAACTTCAACGATTGGAATACCAAATGCGTATGGAGCTACATATCCTGCTGGACCTGAAACTGGAGCAACCTCACCGCGGATGATGCCTGAAGCAATATCCTGTGGGTTGACGTTCTGGATGTTTTGTGATGTTGAGTATAAGTAATCCTGAATCAAGTTTGATCCTGAAAGGAAGCGAAGATCTGTTCTGCGCTGCTTGTACTTACGTGGGAGTGCCTTAAGAGCTGAGTTAAATACTGCACGAGAGATACCAGCACCTGCTGCGTCTACTACGTGTGCATCTGACTTTGCCTTCTTTACAACGCCATCAAATGCCTTGTATAGGTTATCTGATGATAGTGATGTATTTCCATTAAGGACTACATCTTCAATGTCATTACCTGCCTGTGTTGCCATCATGCGTGCAATGTGATCTTCTAGATCTGGACCCTCAATATTGTCTTCTAGAGACTCTGTTGAAAGCTCCCAATCCAAGCGAAGCTTCTTTGTTGTAAGAGAGATCTTTGAGAATGTGACTGCAGCATTTGTGCCTGTGTTGTCACCTTCTGTAGCGAGCTTCATAAGCTTCTCGCCAACTGACATGCGATCAATCTCGGTTGTATCTGATTTCATTCTCACAGTACGTGCGACTTTACCAATTACGGTTGCGTCGAACATATAGTCAAGAAAGCGAGCTGATTGCTCTGGGTTTAGTAAACCACCATTACCATCTTCTGATGCTGTGTGGATTCCTGTTCCGCCTGTTGCGGATGCAAATGTGCCAGTGGCGGTTGTGCCTGTGGCGATTGCTTTTTCTAACATTTCGTTACTCATTATATTTTCACCTACCTTATTATCGAATTAAATCTGATACGGTACCGAGGAAAGAACCGTTCCATTTAGATTTTGTTATGCTTAATTCCTGAGATCCGCCAAGATCTGAGGACTTCTTAATTGCAGTCTCTGATTCCACTGCATCGACACGTTTTGTAACACCATCAATTGTGTTTTTGATATCTGAAACAGCATTGCTTAATGCTGCGTGTTGTTCTGCCAACTCTGTGATTCTAACTTCGACAGCCTTGCTAAAGCTTTCAACAGTTGACTTAATTTCTGTCACCTGTGCTGCGTTAGCTTCTGTAGCCTTAGTAAGAGTTTCTGAGAAAAAGCCTTTTAGATCGCCCATCATCTTTGCAAAATCAGGTTCATCAACCTCAACTTCTGATACATCGGCTGCTTTTTCGAGAGAATCGGCAGAAGCGTCTGCTGCGGGAGCAGCGTCTACATCAGCAGGTGCTTCTTCAGCAACTACTAGTGTTTCTTCGGCAATAGCTTCTGCAGCTACTACATCTTTTTGTATATCTGACACTTCATTACCTCCTTCTACGTTTGCCTGTTTTGCAATTTTTTGTGAATCAGGCAACGGTAATCTTGACTTCTTAAATGAATCAAGAATCTTATCTATTTCGTTTGATTTGTTTACGTCTGAACTTTCTACCCAGCCAATTAATGTTGCTGGCTTTCCAGATACTGGTGAATCAAAAGTTTTTTCTGTTGACATAAATACAGAGTCACTCTCTTCACAATAAAAAATATTTTCTGTTACTACTTCTGCTGCCATGCCTTTAAATACTAGCTGACCATTCATCTTAGATATTGAAAGAACATTACATAATTCATTTGCTGGTGAATCTACTATTGATAGCTCCATTAGGTCGTATCCCTTAATAAATCTTACTGGTTGTCCAGTTGCTTTATTAACTTCATTATCTGACTCTGTAATTTTTCCGCCGATTGAAAAACCTGTTAGAGTGCCATCTAAACATTTTTCCCATGTATCATTTGCACCTTTTGATACATATACATCTACATAGATACCGTTAAAAAATTCTTTTGTAATAGGATCGTAATATGTTTCTGGCTTAAACGAAAGCATCTTGCCAACTGCAAGTGGTGTATGCATCTCACGAATGTTTCCACGAAAGCTTTCAAATGCCTTCATGCTTGCATCAGATGTAACGACATCACCAGTTTGATCAATATTATCTAAAGTTGCAAATCCTGAGACTGTTCGCTTCTCACGGTTTACCTTTGTAAAAGGAACCGATAACTGTATGTTTTCACCATTGGAAGACCAATGTGACTTTTCAATATTCATATGCTTAATTTTATACTTGTACGCATCAAAAGGCAAATAGTGGTTGAGTGGACCTAGTCGACTTGTCTGCCGTCGCCCTTTGCATTTCTTCCTTCACCAGATTTATCTGGAGAAGCCGCACTTCTATCTTGAGTTCTTTGTCTGCTATTTGTGGCCTGAGCGGTAATTTCAGCGGCGTCCTGAGCTTTTAAATCTACCATTTCGTCGCCTCCATCAACTGGAACCATACCCTTTCTAATTCTTACTTCATTAGGGGTAATAACTTTCATTCTTAAATAACGCTCATCAATTTTAGATTGTGTATCTTCATCTGTAAGCGTAAGCTGATTAAATTTAATTAAAAGAGCATCTGTTTTTTCTTCAATTATTTTATTTAATATTTTTTCCAAAACCATCTGAGCTGGCGCACAGACTTGCTCTCTAAATGTTTTATCGGCATCACGAGCAACCGCTAAATTAACACCCTCTGGGGTTCCCAATTTATTTATTGGAACACGATGGGCAAGCAGGATTTCGTCTCTATTTGCCTGACGGTATTTATTAAATGATGACTCTTGAGTGCTTGCCTCAATAGGCTCCATTTTAAATTCAACTTTTGAGTCTGGGGTATCTGCTGGAAGTGGTACATAAAGAGATCTATGATTTTTGCCCTTTAGTCCAACCTGGAAAAACTCAAGTAATTTTCTTTCTGCTTCTGGAGAAAGCTTTGCACCTTTTACTGTAATGATATATCTTGGAACAGCCTTATTTTCAAAATAGTCTAAATTATATTTAGCTGCAAATTCATTACCAGCAAGTGCATTTGTTGCTGCCACAATGTCTGGTATTCCATAGTAATTATTTGTAGGAGTGTACTTCTTTAAATGAATAACTTCATTTGGTCTATCCTCTACTCCTGCAATTGGATTCTCTGTTTCTTTGTCCCCGAAGTTTCTAAAGTAAACAGCCTTGCCGTAAAGTAGCTGAACAAATCCGTCACGAAGTCTACGCACTCTCATTGTCTTTGCTGGAATGTGTCCAATATATCCAATGTTTCCGCTAGTGGTTCTTCCAATTTCAATGTATCCGTTTCCAGTTACTTCATAGTCTGTATAGGCTTTTTTAAGAGTTTCAATAAATAGCTCTTCTTCGTTTGTTTCGTCTAGCCATACATTTAGATCTTGTCTTAATTTATTTAGCTTCTTACGAGCTCGCTCTAGTTGCTTGTCATCTGTTATTGAATCAAATGCTTCGTTGGTTTTTCTTGTTTCAACAAAATCATATCCCAGGCCAACTATGTTGGCAACCTTTGCATTTACTGCAGAATAGTTATATGTTGAAATTTCATACACTCTTGATAAATAATCTAGGTTATACGGTGGCTCGATTAAATCGAACATAGCATAACCAGTAATTGCTTGAGCTAAAAGATTTTGCTGTGTAGCCGTTCCTTCTTGTCCAACAAATCTTTTTGTAAACTCTCTGTTCATTTTTCTTTTAAATGATGTGCTAAGGCCGCCGACCTTTTTTAGTCCATCTATATCTATTGTAAATGGGTCATTGCTTGTTACAACTTCTTTATTTAAAAGAGCCCAATCCATTGCATTGGATATGTTAATATCATTATTAGAAGTTTCATCGTTTATAAATTCCATTTACTTTAAGCCCCTAAGCTTTTTCATTTCATCTTTATGGTTACCAATATCTAATGGGTCTGGTACTAATCCCCAGTCAAGTCTTTTCTTTTGATATTCAAATTCTTCGTCGTCGATTTTTCTGCGACCTGATAAGAATTTAGGCTGACCCTCATGAATACCATATGAGCGAACTTCTCTAGCAAGGGCGTCCATCCTTGATCTATTTCCCTTTTTTGCGGTAATAGAAAGGAAGTTTCCGTCGTCGTCACCAATCCATCGTCCATCGGGCATCTCCCAAACATATATGCCTAGAGTAGTTTCCTCTTCTAGCATCTTTGTATTTATTGTTTTAATATCCATAGTATTTTATTTTACCATTCTTTGAAACATAAGTCCAGCTTTTTGTCACACAATTGTACCAAACTAAACGCTTTTGACCACAATCCAGTCATAATCATGTACTTCATAGGTGTTTTCTGTTATCGACATTGACGTATCTTCTGATAAGGTGGCTGGTCTTTGAGTATAAAGGCCATAATGGGATATGGCTAGATTTGAAGTAAATGCTGTTGGATATATGGCTATATTCTTATACAAGTTTCTTGGTCCAGAATTTGACCATGTTCCTCCAGTTACTTTAACATTGAACCATATTTGGCTAGTTGCTGCTGCCGATAAAACAATAACAATATGATATATTTCATCTGGGCTCATAAAGGAATTTACATTAGTAGCAGATGTTCTGTCTACGCCATTTACATATATTGCAGATATACCCGTTTTTGAAACAACACCAGTTGCGTTCCATGAATACTGTGCGGAGCTGTTATAGAATAAATAGTTTGCAGAAAGGGCTATGGGTGTAAAGAACATCTCTATAGTCCGAACATTCATAAGTGTATTAACTGGAAATCCAGATCCATATGGTCTAATACCATTATTCTTATTTCTTAAAAGAATTGGATAGTCATCTGAGGATAGATCATAGTCCCACAAAGAAAAATTAGACTCTTCTGGCTCTATATCTTCACCGTGGTTATCTGCAAATAGTGTCTTACTTGAATAAAAGTTAAAAGAAAGAGAATATAGTTTTGGTAAAAATTTTGATATATCTGAACTATCTAAAGTTATTTTAACATAAATAACTCTGTCTGATGAAAAAGAATTACTGCCATATAGATATCCAGGAATTGCATCTCCATTAACACATGTACTATAATTAATTCCATCTGTACCTATTGCTACCGATACGCCCTTGGTTCCGCTCCACTCAACCTTTGAAGACATTAAAGATATTGCACTTGGTATTGAAAAGATGTCGTATATAATAACTTCATTTAAATCAGTATTAACTGTTATATAGTCTTCAGTATCTTCATAGTATAGCCCATCAGATTGAAACTGATTCCATTTCTTATTATAAGGATAAGAATATGAAAATGTTTTTTTAATACTTTTATCAGATAAGCTAAATAATATTCCGCCGTCTGGCCCAACAATTTGTATTGGGCTAATCCCGTTAAATAAATCAAAGTGTGATCTAATTTTTTCTTGAGGTAAAGCGTATCTGTATACTGCTGGTGCATCGATTATAAATGAATCTGTAATGTTTGCTGTTGGGCCTATTTTAGGCAAAAAGGTTGATGAAGCAAATCTGTATTTTTCATAAAATATAGAACCCGCTCTTTCTCCATTTACAAATAAGCTCATTGATGTTGGAGTGTAGGTTGCACATATATGAAGTGCTTGATCTATTGAAGGCAATCTAAAATCAAGCCTTTTATTTTCTACTCTAAATACCAAGTTGCCGTCTTCATAATAAATTCCGACCTTGCTTGTGTCATCCGCAAAAACTGGAGTTAGTGAGGTAGATAGTATTTTTGAATAAACCCA